GTGGTTCTGGAGCGTTCCGCTCCACGACCACTGACCCCATCGGCAACTACCGGTTCCTGGTGCACTTTTACCCTCAGCAGCCGGACCGCACGACGACGCCCTGGTTGAAGCCTGTCGGGATGATGGGCTTCACCAGCGTCAGCGGTCTGTCGTTTAACGTAAATGTCGTCTCTATCCGCGAGGGCGGTTACAACACGACACTGCACCAGGTGCCGACCCAGGTCGACTTCTCTGCGATCCAACTGGACCGGGGAGTGCTGATCGGAAGTCGTCAGAACTGGGACTGGATGCGGATGCTACTCAGAGTTGTCCAGGGTCGCGGTTCGGGAAACAAAGTTCTCTTCCGGTCCGACGTACACATCTCCGTACTACAAACACCCGTACCCTACGGCGGCGGCGGGTTCCGGGCGGAATCCAGTAGCGCTGAGGCCGCGTACGACGACAAGGTCGTCATGCGGTTTCGTCTGTACAACGCCTGGCCCTCCAGCGTCGTCTACTCAGACCTGAATGCAGGCGACAACGCACTCATGGTCGAGCGCATGACCCTTGTGCATGAGGGCCTCGACGTGGAATGGGGCAGCGTCACCGAGCGCGGCCTAGTCCTATCAGCACCCAATTTTGGAAACCCGTAACAGCAATCATTTGGAGAAACAGTGCCGACCATCAAAGCCGATGAGAACCCTGACCTCGTCAACGAAATGATCCAGTCCGTTCTCGCGGAGCCCGTTGACGACGAGATCGAGGACCAGAACGACGAGATCGTAGTTCCCCCGGAAACTGTGTTCGAACTTCCCGCTGGACTCAGTATTCCCGGCTCACCGCTTCAGACTGAGATCGAGGTTCGAGAACTCACGGGACGCGACGAGCAGATCATCTCCCGAGCCAAAACCCCAAGCGCTATCTCCGAGGCCATCCTCTTACGCGGGATCGTCCGTGTGGGCGACACCGAGAGCAGCAAAGAACTCCTCAACGCGATGCTCTCTGGGGATCGCGACTTTGCACTCCTGAAGGTCTTCTCCGTCACCTTCGGATCAGAGATCGGACTCACGCGGTACTGCCCCGGCTGCGAATCCGAAGTGGACATCACCATCGACGTAGACAACGACGTCCCCGTCAAGAAGTTGGACGACCCATCTGAGGTCTACTTCGAGGTCAAGGGCAAGGCTGGAGTCATCCGGGCAACCCTTCCCACGGGCGTCACACAAAAGGCGCTGCAGGAAGCCGGGAACAAGACGTACGCCGAACTGTCGACGATTCTCCTGGCCAACACGGTTATTGAAGTCAATGGACGACCTGTGCTGGGTGAGGCCGACGTACTGGCGCTGTCCATCAAGGACCGTCGCACGGTGGCTGAGGAGATCGCCAAGAGAACTCCTGGCCCGCGACTTCAAGATGTCGTCAAGAACTGTCCGGAGTGTGAGACCGAACTGGAGGTTCCGCTGTCGCTAGCGGCCCTGTTTCAGTTCTAGCAGCGAGTCGAGGGCCAAGAAGTACAGAGAGTTGCACACCGTCATCACGGCGCTGTCGAAACTCTACCCGGGTTGGACGAGGAACGAGATCCTCGATTTGACTCCGAGAGAGAGATTCAACGCCATCACGTCAGCAGTCCCCAGAAGGGAGGGGTGAGGAATGGGACTACGGGAGTCACTAGGTGATGTCTCTGCAGACCTTGCCAAGATCCTCAACCAACTCAAGGACATCCAGAAGGTCCAGAAGGAGATTGACAAAGGCGCGACGGCGTATTCCAAGGCGGTCGGGGCAGTATCTGGAGGCCCCGGTAAAGGTGGGCGATCCGCCAACGGCACGCCGACCCCCACGTTCAGCACACCTCCCCCGAGCCCTGGTTCCCAACTGGGCGGAGTCACCTCTTCCGCAACCGGAGGAGGCCCGCCTGGTGCTGGAATGTCCAAATACACCGCGCAGTACTCCGAGTCGAGCGGCGGGTCGGGCCTGCCCGGATGGGCCCGGGCGGCGGCACTAACAGGTGCGGCGGCTGCAACGTTCGCCTACAACGTCACCCCCGGGGTCGAGGACGCGTACGTCGCACAGCGATTGAAGTTCCGGGCTTCATTCCTCGGCCCTAACGGCTACAACCAGAACTACTACAAGGACTCCAAGGCGCTGTTCGGGAACATGCAGACGGATCCCTTCGGGATGATGACCGCCGCCAACATCTTCACGATGACCGGTCAGGGCCAGGGAACTGGAAACTTCAGCCGTGTCATGCGCGAGACCGCCGTGACGTCTGCGATCTTCGGCCAAGACAACGCCACCGCAGCGGTGGCTCAAGCCAGCATGAACTCCGGAAGCATCGCAAGCCGGATGGCCAAGTACAACATCTACGTCTCAGACTTCCAGACGGGCAACGCCCGAGGTCTGGGTGCCCTTGTTGATCAGATTTGGTCCAGGCACTACGGCAGTTCCAACCGTGCCATTCCCTACGAGAGCGTCGCGGCCAGTATCCGCGGTGGCTGGCTCGGGGTATTCATTAACAAGAACTTCGGTGACGTTCCCGAACTGCGGGAGCAGATCACCCAAGCACTTCTGATGAAGGCCCAGCAGAACGGCGATCGCCTGGACTACTCAGACCTCGGCAACTACGGTGGCGGGGCTGCCAAGATGCCGATGGCCCCCGGTACTCGCAGCGCCATGGGAGCGGCTACCGGGGCGGGCCTCACACCGGAGAACGACCCCGGACTCACCAATATGGCCCTACAGAGCAGCCGGGGCAACGCCATTGATGCGTCAACCGAAGATCTCCTTGAAGGCTACCGCTCTATGGCCTATACGGCCGTCAGGATGAACGACGTCATCACATCAGTCGTTGACAGCGGAAACATGTTCATCGACTTCATGATGAACCTCAAGGGAGCGTTTCAGACCCTCAGCAGCCTAGGAGAACTGTCACCGATCATGGGCTTCCTCTCAGGAGGCGTGTTCGGTGGACTCAAGTCACTCCTAGGCTTCTCCGCGGGCGGAGACATATCTGCCGCGGTCGGTACCAGTACCTCAGACAGCATCCCGGCCATGCTGTCGCGAGGTGAGTACGTCATCAACGCGCGGGCGGCGCAGGCGATCGGCGTCGATCGACTGAACGCGCTCAACTCAGTAGGTCACAACTTCGGGTCAGGCTTCGCAAGCCCAACCCGGCACTTCGCAGGAGGTGGCCTTGCCGGACAGGCCACCCTGGACGGATGGACCGCCGTGGACTACGGCGACACCAGCCTCAAGAAGTACTCAGTTCCTGGCGCTCCTGGTATCGAAACTGGAGGACTCTCCCTCAGGGAAGCCGACGGAATAGGCCAGTACCTTGCTGATCTCGCTGCCGCCTGGCAGGCACACCCCGCGCTAGGAGGGGGCCGCTCAGACCTCAACAAGGGATGGTCGGGCGGGCACTCACTCCGTGAAAGTCCCCTAGGTGGCATCAGTAACCACTCAGCCGGAGTTGCTATTGACCTCCGAGCAGATCTGTACCCGCTTGGGACTACCAACATGACGAAGGAGGAACTCAGCGCAGTCAACTCCCTCCTCCAGCGGTTCTCAAAATTGGAGTGGGGCGGCGAGTGGTCCGGGGGCGCTGCCGACCAAATGCACTTCGAGATCCGTGATCCAAAGACATGGGGCGTTGGCGGGCACACTCCAGGGGAAAGCGGTCCGGGGCCGTCGTCGACGCCGGTTGCTGAAACTCCAGAAGGCACGATGCGGTCCAACGGATCGGCGGGAATTCTGACACTTCTCGGGGGGCTGCGGGGAGGACGCGCGACAGTCAATGGATTCTCTTCCTTCAGCGGAGGCGCTTCTGGCCTAGGAGTCGGTCGTGGCGGATTCTCTTGGTTTGGTCTCAAGGCCGCCAGCATCATGGGCGCCGTTGCTGGTGTCTCCTCCAGTCAAGTTGGCGACAAAGAGGAATCAACAGGGAACTCTTCCAGCAACTCAACCACGTCGCACTCAAGCCCTGGATCTGGAGCCGGAGACAAGTGGCTCTACGACTTCCTGGTCGCGAAGGGGCTGCGGGGAGACCAACTGAAGACCGTGTGGACCATCGGGCGACGCGAGTCGGGAGGCACCCCAAACCTGATTGCGGCCATGTCCCGAGGACGTTTCGAGTACCCAAAGATCCCTGACGATATGAATCTAGGCTCGGAGTACTGGCGGGGAGGGTACTACGACGTCGGGCTGTTCCAGATCAACAGCCAACATCTTGCAAAGGTCAGAGCGCAATTCAACGGTGACATGAGCACCATGGTCGACCCGGACAACAACTTCGAGATGCTGAGGAACTTCAGTAACAACTTCACCAAATGGACCGACTGGGGAATCACCGGAACGACAAGCCGAGGATTCTCTTACATCGATTGGTCAACTTGGGACAGGCCGGGCAGCAGCAACTGGGCAAACACCTACGGCCCCGCCACGGAACGCAATGACGCGACGTACTTGAGCGCCTACGAAAAGATCAATGTCCACGGGTACTCCGAGGGTGCCTACCGAACGCACGAAGGTGTAGCCAAACTGCACGAAGGCGAAATGGTTCTTCCTGCGACAGTCGCTGAGCAGTTCCGACAGATGATGCGAAGTGCCTCAGGGCCCGGAAGCGGTGGCCAGCAAACCGTCAACATCAACCTCAAGATCGAGCGCGCCAGCGATGAAGAGGCCGAACGCTTCGCACGAAGGGTAAAGAAGTTGATGGAAGAAGACAACTGGGCAACAGCAGTGAGGAGCGCCTGACAGTGATCACGTCAGAGATCGACAAGTCTTTTCTGCGGCCGTTGCGTCCGTCGTCTGTTGTGCACTACCGCCAGGAGTCCACAGAGTACTGGCGCGCCGCCGCAAACGCCGACGCGTCTTCCGCGGCCAAACTTGGAACCGATGTCGCCAGCGACTACCTGTACGAGTTCCCCGGAGACTTGACCAACGCAAGGGGGTCTTAGTCGATATGACAAGTTTTAGAGTCAATAGTCGACCACGCCGACGGGGGATGACGTGAGCAGTTACCCCAAGACGGGCGACGCGGGTGGATCAGGACGCGTAGCCACAGGTGTTCGTATTGGATTTGCCTCCAGCGGACCGACAGGAAAGGTGGCACCAGGGCTTCGTTTGCAGGTGACGCTGCCACAAACGGGTACAATTCCCTCCTGGGGCATCTGGTACGAGATCTTCTATGACGTCTACCTCAAAGATGCTGCGGGTGGATGGCAGTACGAGTTCAGGTACTTTTACCGGGAAGTCCGGTGGAGTAGCCCCGGCCCGATGGCCCCGCCGGGAACTAACGGTTGGGGGGCCGTTGGCGATGCCAGAGAAATCCCGACGCCCGCTGGCCCACCAACGCCTACTCAGTCAATACCGGCAGGAACTAAAATCCCGGCATTGGGCGTCAGCCTCCCCCGCGCTTTGCCTATCAGAGGGAGCGGATACCCCGTAGGAACGTCACCCAACGGGGGTGTGTCCCCTCAGGACTTCGGCTGGACGGGTGTTGGTGGAGGCACGGGTAGTGGAACTCCTGGGAGAGGCCCTGGCGGGGCTACCCCGTTCCCCACCACCAACCCGTTTGGGTACGACAACAACCCCTCCACAGGAGGCGGTGCCCAGACGACTCCAGACGGTACGTCGACCACAGATGACGAGACCACAGAGGAAGACAAGGACGTTGGATTCAGCCCGCCAAAGAAGCGCAAGTTGCGCACCAACCCGCCACTCATCAGCACGGCAACCGGTGCGTACGTTGGAGTGAGCGTGGATGGGGCCTTTGATCCCACGGAACCCACTAGTCGCAATGACATTCTAGGTAGCGGGACCATCTGGCAGCGACGTATGCGTAAAGGACTCATCCGTCAGTACATCATCAACGAGAACGAGTGGAAGATCACCGGAGGGACCGGTTCCGTAACGACCCAGTACGACAAGAAGGGCAAGCCCAAGAAGACAGACTCTTGGGATGCCGACGCCTCAGTACTTGACCCCAAAATTGAGTACGGATTCAGATTCCACTACAACCCGTCGGAAATTGGTTTCGGAACTATGCCTGTCGAGGGGCTCGACCCGGCACTACTGCTATCCGGTAAGGATAAAGCGTACCCAGTGGCCGCGGAAGGCGCGTCTGTCAGTTTCAACCTGTACCTCAACCGAATCGAGGACATGTCTCTGCTGAAGAAGACCGGGAGCAATACGGTCAAATCGTGGAGAAGCCTCTACGCGGGTCGGGAACTACCGCAGGAAGATCTGCAGGGAATTCTTAAGCGAGGTACGGGCTATGACTTGGAGTTCCTGTTCAGAACTGCTCTTGGTCGGCCCTGGGTAACCCAACTGCGCGGGGCCACAGCCGACCTAGGAGTGGTTGTCGGACTCCCAATGATGTTGAGCCTTGGCGGCGGCATGCGGTACACCGGTCGACTGACAGGTCTGCAATACACGCACAACGCGTTCACGCAGGACATGGTCCCGATGTTCACGACCGTCAGCATTACCTTCACGCGCATGCCGGACTCGGTTCAGTACTCACAATCAGGAAACGGGTGAACTTATGATCGTAGTCGGCAGCCGATACGAGGACGCTGAGGTTTTTCCCGTCGTGACGAGGCGTAGATCCAACAGCACGCTTTCAGTAATGCGCCCGGTGGACGCCCTCAGCGACCAGGACATCCCCACTCGACGCTACAACTGGAGGGCTGGTGACAGGCTGGATCTCCTAGGTGCGCGCGAGTACGGAGATCCGAGCAACTGGTGGCGCGTGCTCGATACCAATGGGAGTGTGCTCAACCCACTGGACCTTCGTCCCGGTATCAGGCTGGATCTACCGTGAAGACACGCGGCCTGACCGAACGTGGTCGGTTTCGGGTGACTCTGCCGGAAGCGGCCTTCGATAGCGGTGCGCTCACGGCAAGGGGTCTTCGTATTGAGCAGTCTGCCCGAATGCACGACCTGGCGACTGTCCGATTTCGCTCCCGTCTAGTCAACTGGAAGTCCACACTGGCCCCGGGGACTCCGGTGGAGATCGAATGGTCCTCACAATTCAGTCCCCGCGGTAAGTTCTTCGGGTACGTCTCCTACGTGCGGCCGCACATGAAGCGGGACTCCTACTACGACTTCGACCTCATCGTCGCAGGGGCGTCCAAAGCGCTCCGGCTGACGGCCCAAAGGACCTGGATCAACAAGTCAGTGTCGGACATCGTGGTCGACGTCGCTAAGCAGTTCAGACTGAACCCAATTGTGGAGCCAGGTTCATTTCGCAGACCAACCACCACCATGAACGGTGAGTCGTACTGGGAATTCCTCCTAAAGTTGACTGGTCCCCTCGGGTACGGACTTTGGGTAGACGGTGTCAACCTCTATTGCGCCCCAATATCGACCCTGGTTGAGGCTGGCTACAACGCGGCACCCGTGGCCACGGCGATGAGTCTTGGGGGGCTAGACGCCAGGGCCCTCAAGCACACCGTGGGCGTCGACTCGTTCACGATGGCCGCCGGACTCGCTAACGAGAACGGTCTCTACACAGGGGATCCCGCCACCGCCTACTCGCTGAGCCCGGTTGGGGCTGCCGAATCCGTGGAGTCCGCCAAGCCCGGGTCAGCGACCAAGAGGCGGCGCAAGGTGACATCGCGAAACGTGCGGACGGTCAAAGGAAAGGTAGCCCACACTCGAATGGAGGCCAAGAAGTTGGCCCAGGGAGTGGCCGAGAACGGACTCCTGGCCCTAGACGCGAATCTGGTGTGCGCCGGAACTCCATTACTGAAGCCGTACGCCCCCGTCTACCTGGACCTCCAGAACACCATGACTTCAGGTTGGTGGGTCACCAAGTCGGTCGTTCACGAATTCCCCGTTGGGGAAGCGTCGACCTATACGTGCACCTGTGTCGTCGCCACGGACAGCCTCTCAGATTCTTCGGAAGGAAGGCCTCAGGACCTACGGACGATCCCTCTGCCCACAGACAGAGGCGGCCGGTCCAGGCTTGGGCGCGAGCGATCAGCGCAGTTGAAGCGCAATCAAACGATCCCCGTGGAGGGGAAGACTTCCGACCTCGTCAATGCCTTCAGGTGGGTCGCAGTATGACCCTCCCCACTCCCCCGAGCACAGGAGAATGACCCCATGCGCG